AGCCTAAATCATTATTCCCACCAATTACCTATGACGCCTGAACTACGGCTCACGGATGGTACTAAATCCTTTGCTGAACAGATGGGTGCTTACTGGCTTATGGATATTATAGCTACTGAGTTCCTGCCACTGCTTAGTGAAGAAGACCCTATTATCTTCATTGAAGTAACTGTTGATGATAGTAATGGCGCAGTGATTGTAGGTACAGATGGTGATAAAGGTGGTGGTCCGATAACCCTGCATACTCGCACTATTGAGTATACTGATCTGCCCACTAACTCTGGTTTCAAGTTCTACTTACAGGATGGCGTACTTATGCTACCGAGTGAATACTAATGGGTAACTCTGGTGGATTGAGTAAATCGTACAAACAATTCCTTGATGATTTGCGGGAAAGTGGTGAAACAAATATGTTCGGTGCTACCGCATACATCATGGAAGAGTTTGGTTTAACAAGACATGCAGCTACAGAAGTTGTAAATACATGGATGGAGGAGTATAGGAAAGATGGGTAAAGTCAAAGCATGGGCGATGGGTATTATGGAAGATGCTCAGAGTGATTTTGTGGATGGAAAGATTAATGCACGACAATGTGCAGAACAACTCAATAGTAGCGGATTGATGGATCCTGATGAGATTGAGGAGTTCATTGATGAGCATACTGCCCTTCGTGCAAAAAATATCGCACACTCAATGATTGATGCTTGCGCGATACAAAAAGATGAGTAATGATAAATCTCCTCCCTTGGAAGACTGGCGGTCGCTACGGCGACCGTCATTTTGTTCGCGATGAGTATTATGACCAACCTCTATAGCTCTCACACCTTATTATATAATGGTAGCCAATGGTGGCTACGATTCAAACAAAGGAGGCACACATTGATACTGTTTGGCATTTTAGGAGCAATAACACTGCTCATAGTTCTGTGGGTATTTGGTTAAACAAAATAGTCACATGGAGTATTTAATACTACTTCATGTGGCATCACACTTTATTATAAAACTATAGGCAGCGTGGCTGCTCAATCTTAACTGGAGGGTATAATGGGATTAGATCAATACGCACATATTCATGTGGATGCTAAAATAAAAACTACAGAGCAAGATTTTTACTGGCGTAAACATGCTCGGCTCCAAGACTTTATGGAAAAACTCTGGGTTGAAAAAACTGGCAGACCAGCCGTTGAGCTTAACTGCAATGATATGGTACTCACCGAAGGTGATATAAATAAGCTGGAGGGAGCCATTCATAATGGGTATGTTGAAAATGTCTGTGATGGCGGTTTTTTCTACGGTCACCAATTCCAAGATGAATCTGTAAAACATTACAGGGAAGATGACCTAGCTTTTATAGAAGCCGCAAAAGCTGCCATCAAGGAGGGTAAACAAGTCGTTTACTCTTGCTGGTGGTAATCATGGAATTACTCTGGGATATGATACCTGTTTTACTGGTAATTCTTTTTCTTTAAACAACAACACAAGGGTCAAGGGTCACGGTCTAATAACCGTGGCTCTCTGATATTGTGTCACTTTTATATATAGTATCAAAAATGAAATATGGATCATGGTACTCTATCCGATATTCAAATATACGTTATCTGGCTATACAATCATATCAAAGGGTTATACCTCTAATTCATATATTGTAGTCTAAACTTTAGACAGCTACGCGAGTTTGAGCCGTTGGTTTTTTGTAATGACTCGATTTCTATTTACGTTCCTATTATAGAAAAGTAGTATGGTCTTATGGCAAAAGCGAAAGTCACTCATAAAAATAGTTTGGACGTTGTTGCAAACCCTCGGGTGGAAAAAGGGCTGACACCCATGCAGGAAAAGTTTGCAATGATTTACGCTACAGAAGAGGTTACGCAAACGGAAGCGGCACTCAGGGCAGGGTACGCTGAATCCAATGCACACTCTATTGCAAGTCATATGCTAAATGGTCGTAACTACCCACAAGTCTTGCAAAGGGTTTATGAAATCAAAAAAGAGCTACAGCATAAGTACGAGGTTACTTTTGAAAGCCATGTACAAAAGCTCGCACAACTGCGTGACCAAGCATTGCAGAATGGAAACTATGCCGCAGCCGTATCTGCTGAAAAAGCCAGAGGTTCAGCGGCAGGTCTTTACATTGATCGTAAAGAAATATTGCATGGTAAGATAGACCAAATGAGTAAAGAAGAAGTACTCACTGAAATTAAGCGGATACAGCAAGAGTACCCTGCATTGGTAGAAGCAACCAGCCCTGTCATAGAGATGGACAATTTGGAGGTTCTACCCGATGGCGACAAAGAAACCTGAATCTAAACTTTGGAAAGCCCTACGCGATGGAACTAAGCCCCTCGGGGTGCATTGGACTAGGATGGAGTCGTGGGCGAGTCCAGGAGTGCCTGACGTCAATGGTTGCTTGAATGGTAAGGACTTCTGGGTTGAGCTAAAGGTTCTTACGACAAAGTCTGACAAGAAGTTCCCACAGTGGCGTCCTCATCAAATAGCATGGCAGACCTCAAGAACCTCTGTTGGTGGATGCGTTTGGAACTTGGTCCATCATCTTTCGTCTAGACAGCTATTATTTTTGGATGGTCGTAACCTGAGCAGGAGATTGATGGATGATGAGCCAGTGTACGATGACCGGATGGAATGGCCGATGGACCGTGATGGATGGACGAGGGTTCTCAGACGACTGATGACGAACGACGATCCAGGTCGAGAGATCCGCTGAAATCACCTGACGTCGAGCTACTCGACTCCGGCCATCTTTTTTACTCAAAATGATAATTTAAGTGTTTACATCAGCCATCAAACTTGCTACTCTATACTTACCAAAGCGGCAATGGTGTCGCGGTACTGCTCGTAGAAAGGAGCATTGTTATGGCTAAATCAGCTATCAAAAAGTCCCAAGTGGCAGAAGTAATTTTTCGTGGTATTCAGGACCTGCCTGAGGACCGTAAATCTATCGGCGTTACTGCTGAGGACATTTTTAAGTTTGTCCAGGAGCAAGCTGGCGGCAATCCCCTCAACGTAGGTGTCCGTCCAGTGGCAACGGTTGACCCCAAGGCTGAACAGCCTTTCCCTTTTGAAAGCAAGCGTACATTGTACGATGCTGACGGTCAGCCTAAAACCACGCTTCGCGGCAAGGTCGTTTGGCAGTTGATCAATGGTAATTGCACATTGCAAGAAGTTGATATGGCGCATCGTTCTATTAAAGCACGTCGCTTCCACGCTTTGCTTGACGCGCTTAATGGTGGACAGTCGCCCTCAGCCAAGGCGACTTGGGGCAACCCATTCGTTGAGCTGTTCGTTATCCCAGCCAAGTAATCATAGGATGGGCGGCCGATTGGTCGCCCTTTCTTTTTTGATGGATGGATTGATGGATGGAGATAGAAAGAGATCTTATTATATATGCACCGTCATATATACTCACACTACATCATTAAAGACTTCAGGAGAAGTCAGTCCTGGTCGCGGTGACAATTTTGTGCTGGCAAGAAAGTTTTTTGGCTGGCACTGTAAATACATAACTTAACGCAAAGGAGCTAGTTATGTTGATGATGTTTACATATACCTATCTAATGTTGGCTGGTGTGTTCTTAATGTTTACCAGTGTAGACCTATTTAATATCCCACCGTTGCATCATTATGCGAGCGCAATGATATTTGTTATTGGCTTCTCCAGTTTTATGGTCGGCTATATTGGTGCATGGCGGCACAAATGCTAATGGGGTTAATTGGGGTTATTGCAATTATTTTTGTAATAATGTGCTTTTAGGGGTTTACACGGTTGTGTAAATGCTTATAATAATATGCAACAGCCAACGGGGTGTTGGCTGGCAACTTTAACCTAGGGGTTAACAATGGTTAAAACTACAACACAAGCGGCACAGGCTTTTAACGGTGCAAACGGTGCGGCCAACGCAACTAATGTTGCGGCAATGGTTGCTTTTATTAACGCTAACGGCCTTGGCAATGTTGCTTTGCAATTAACGCCTAATGCCTTAGCTAACGGCACATTGTTTGGTGGCGGTGCATTGTGGCGTGTTATGCAACCCAAAAAGGCTGGCGGTGTTAGCGCACGCGGCCTTATTTTGTGGGCATGTGTAAACGGTGTGCCGCAACATACTGTTAAGGGTGTGCAGTGCTACAATGTTGCTGGCATTAGCACCAAGCTACCAGCCAAGCTAGCACCAGTGCCATTGGCGGCTATACAGGCCGCACACCAGCATTGGGCGGCTAGTGTGTTTGCAAATGCAAACAGTGCCGCAACCAACCAAAACGCGGTTGCCGCAATACTAAACGGTGGGTTTAACCTTAGTAGCCAAACAGCCAACACATATGGCACAGCGTTTGGTAAACTGGTGGTTACAAGCTAACCCCTAGCCGCCAAGTGCCAAAAGGTACTTGGCGGCACATTTGTTACAGTGTTGCACTTTTGCAACAGGGCAACCCCCCTAAGAGAGCGATGAACCTGTACAAGCACAGCGCAGTAC